TCGCTTACAAGTATTTGCCTAAAGATGGGGTGAATGAATGGATTCCTGGTAGAAAAAAATTAACGGATAGGCGTGTTGCCGAGATAGAGAAAAAGTGGGATGATTTACAGTTGACTCCGTTGGAGCGGAAGAAAAATAAGATGATGGATAAAACGGATAAAGCGGTGAATAGGTTGTATGATAATCCTGATTTGACGGACGAAGAGATAAATGAAAGGATAGGAGAGTTGTACGACAAGGAAGAAAAGAAGATCAAGGAGATAGAGGGAAAATACGAGAAATGATAATAATATTCCCCGGTAGTGAGCCGGGGATTGTTTTTTATTGGAGTAATATTGTTAAAAACGTGGTGCCTGATGATAAAAGTAATCGTGTGAAGTTGTGGAAAATATAGAGGGATTTTACGTGATAGTAGAGTTAGTTTTGCGAAAAAGAATTGATTATGGCAAGAAGGAAGATGATACCGTTGTCTAAAATATCCCATTCAAGGGAAATGGACACGGTGAAGTATAGGCAAGAGCAGTTTGGAACACGAGAGAATAATATATTGCTTTCCCGTTGTTGCGCGGAATGGGAGAATCTGCGGCAGTTCCGGGAAGATCGAGAGCGGGCAAAGCGTTATACCTACGGGGATCAGTGGGGCGACGTGATTATGTACAAGGGAAGACCGATCACGGAGAAGAATTATATTGCTTCTCAAGGGAATGTTCCACTGGTGAATAATCTTATCCGGAGGCTGGTGAATAATGTAACGGGGGTTTACACGAAAGGACAAACGGAGCCGGTGTGTACCGCGAGGGATAGGGACGAACAGAAGGCGGGGGAGATGATGACGATTACTTTACAATGCAATTGGCAGTTGAATAAGATGCCGGATTTGCTGGCGACGTTGTTCGAGGATTTTCTTATCGGGGGTGCGGTGTTCGCGAGGGAAACGTTTGATTTTCGGAATGACCAGAAGGACGCGTGGACTGACTTGTGTAATCCTAATTATATGTTTTTTAATTCGGAGATGAAGGACCCGAGGCACTGGGATGTAAATTTAATCGGGGAGATTCATGACGTGTCGTTTAACGAGTTGTGTTCTGTTTTTGCCAAGACCCCGGAAGATTACGGGAAGCTGCATGACCTGTATTCTTCTGCCGCTAATATCCATTCCCAGCCACGTGTTGAAGACGTGACAAAGAAGCATGATGCTAGTCAGATTAGTTTTTATTCTCCGATGGACAGTTCCTTGTGTAGGGTGTTCGAGGTGTGGACTAAAGAGTTGAAACCTCGTTATCGTTGCCACGATCTTCTGGAGGCTTCGTTGTACAAGATTGAGCAAGAGGATTTGTGGAAGGTGAAACAGGAGAATGCCGATCGCTTGAGGGATGGGATGGAGGCGGGTATTCCGGAGAACGAGATCCCGTTGATTAAAGCGGAGTTTATGCTTGATTCGTACTGGTATTTTCAATTTCTTACTCCAACGGGAGTCGTTTTGCTGGAAGGGGAAACGGGGTACGCGCATAAATCGCATCCGTATTCTTTGCGGTTGTATCCTTTCGTGAACGGGGAAATTCATAGTTTCGTGAATGACGTGATAGATCAGCAACGGTATATTAACCGAATGATCACGTTAAATGATTTCGTGATTCGGACGGGGGCGAAAGGGGTGACGATGGTGCCGGAAGGGTGTATCCCGGATGATATGAGTCCGGAGGAGTTCGCGGAGCAATGGACTAGCGTGGACGGGGTGATTATTTACAAGGCAAAACCGAATGTGCCGGCTCCACAACAATTTTATAATCGCGCGACGAATATAGGGACGACGGAAATGATACAATTGCAAATGCAGTTGATGGAGGATGTGAGCGGGGTGCATAACGCGTTACAGGGGAAGCAGGCGTATTCCGGTTCTTCGGCTGCTTTGTACTCGCAACAAACAACCAATAGTACTACTTCGTTGTCTAATTTGTTGTTGAGGTTTACCGGGTTCACGGAAGAGGTGGCGGTCAAGAAGGTGAAGTTGATGCAGCAATTCTATGATGAAAAACGAATCGTGAATATTGCCGGGAAGAATTATATCGGGGTGAAGGAGTATGACCCGGAAAAGGCAAAGGATATACAGTTTGATCTGTCGATTAAGGAGAGTGCTTCTACACCGGTACATAGAATGGTGGCGAATGATATGCTTATGGACTTTTGGAAAGCGGGGGCTATAACCATAGAAATGCTGCTTGAAAACGGGGATTTCCCGTTTGCGGATCAGTTGCTGCAATCCATTGGAACTTACAAAGAGCAAATGGCACAAGCACAACAAGGAGCCGGGGCGGAAATGAATGTAGATCCCGGGGTGATGAAACAGGTTCAGGGGGCGGCGAATCAAGGTGATGTGGCGGCGGCACAGCAGATGTTGAGAGGGTAGAAGAGAGAGGTTTTACCCCTCTCTCTTGTGTGATTTTTCAAGAATTAATTTGATGAAGGCGAGGCGGCGGGCTTCTTTTTCGAGGGGTGGCATGGTGTCAGCCCCGATGGCGTTGCCGGTGTAGTAGTAAGAGCCTTCTTTTAGCTTGAGGACGCTATCTTTGCTGGTGGGTGATAGTTCGTTTTTCAGGTGGCGGAATCCTTTTCGGGAGAGGATGAATAGGGATTTTTTGTTCCCGTTAAGAGCCACGTAAAAGCGGGTGTGGTGTTTCCGGTTTAGTTTGTCGGCGGTTCTGACGTTTTTTTTGTAGTGGTAGTTCGCGTAGGCTATTACGAACCAAGTGCGGATTGTTTTAATGATTTTTTTCATGGTTTATTTTTTTTGATGTTTATATTGTCGCTTCTGTTATTGTGTTGTTGTTTCTTTTGGTTTTTATTTTTTTCTCGATGATTTTAGGCATATCCATTTGCCTGTAACAGATGTACAAACCAATGGCGCGGGTCATGAGTATATCATCGTGTTGTCCGGCGATGGCGCCGAAGGAACCATTGTCTTTTTTCTCGTAATAGCCGAGTTCGTCTATCGCGTTTATGTCTCTTTCTATCCATGCGGCATCACGGACGCAGCTCACGAGATGGTCTATGATGAGGGGTTTGGTGGCGGTATTGGTGTGAAAGCCCCATTTGCGGGGGGCGCCTTCTTTTATGTCTGTTTCGCTGCTGGAGCGAGCGTATAGGTTATCGTAAACGTTGGCTATTTGGTTTAGGATAAATTCGGTATGGTCGCCATCGGTATCTCTGTTTTTGTCTTTTGTTTCGAGGGTGTTGGATTCTATCACTAACAAGGCTTTGCAATAGAATTGAGCGATTTGGGCGGCTTTCCACGCTAGTAGGTCGTGGTCGATGTGCCCGCGCCATTGGGCGACAATTTCCGGCTTTCCTCCCAATATCATGGGGAAACGGTCGATGATTGTTATCACGGAGTAGTCGGCTCCCTTGGAGCGTCCGCCGACGTCGACAATTACCTCGTATCTGTTAATGGTATCGATGTCTGTTTCCGGTAATTCCCATATTTGTAATATCCCTTGTTTGTCTTCATTAAATTTTAGTTCTTGCAGGGAATCCTTTCCGATGGTAGCCTTGCCTTGAACATCGCCGATGAATTTAGGGGGCTTGATGTTTCTTTTGAGTTCCTCGATTCGATAGATGTCAAAGACTCGTTTTCCTGAATGTTTAAATGCTTCGATGTCGTTGCTAGGGGCTTCGGATGCCATGTCGGCGTGGTCGGCGAAGCCTTTGCGTTTGGTGCGATACCAGTTTATACCGGCAAAGGTAGCCCCTTGTTCCCACAGGTACCAGTAGTATTTTCCGGAATCCAAGAATCCCTCGGGGGTGGCTTCGTTATTTTGGTTCTCGAGTAGCCAGCGGGCGAAAGTTGCCTCGTCTTGAACCGGAATGCTGTCCTGTTCAATGTAATACCAGGGTATGAAGACTGGTTTGCGGCTACTTTCGCCTCGTTTCGCCCGTTCCCACTCCCGGTGAAAGTAGTTACCGGTTCCGTTCGCGGTGGATTCCATGACTTCCATAGTTAAAGCTACTTCGAGTAATCCCCCGGAAATAGAGCGGATGAGGTCTTCGGGTTTTTTACCGAGGGTTTCGCTCCATATCGCGACTTCGGAGTAGTGGATGAGGGCGTTATCGGTTCCACGGGTAGCATCGGGATTTTCGTAGGTGGCGATATTGATTACGGTGTCACGGGCTATGGTTTTGTTCAGGCTTTTCCCGTATGTTATGATTGATGCTGACGACGATCCCTCGTAAGGGGAAAATTCTAATTTTTGGTTAGGGATGTCCAGTAACCACGAGGGATAGTTTTCTAGCAATTTGGAATACATTGCTTTTATGGTTC